AAGTGCAGTATTTTCAGATGCAACAAGTGAGAACGATGACTTCATTTTCTCAGCCACGAATAACCTTTGTTCAATCGTAAGATTAAAAGACTCAAAGCTGTATAAATGTAGATATGAGCAAGGTGGTGAAACTGTGGATGCACCATGTGGAATGACTCAGGGTTTCGATAATATGTATATCTTTAGAACCAACAAGACTACATTATCTGCAAGTCCTGTTCTTAATCGCGTGGCTATTACTTCAGGCTCTCAGTCAGGGCAGACGATCACGATAGGCACAGTATCTGCACATAATCGTTTGGTAGGGGACTTTGTGACATTAACACGATTGGGGAATTGGGAATACGATCCGAATGACTGTTATCAAGTAGCAAGTATTCCATCATCCACACAATTGACTGTTACGATGACAGAGTCTCAGACTAAGACATTCAATGTTAGTGGCGCACAAATAGAATATTTTGAGGATTTTGAGAGGGTGGATAGTGGGGCATACACTGCACCTGCTTACTTGACAGATTCTAGTGCAGCGTCAGTAAGTGGTGTGGTTACTATGGATGTAACTTCACATGGATTAGCGGTAGGTGACAGACTTACCATACATACTTCACAATCTACGATATATGATAATTTTATTGGGTCGGAAGTGGTGGTCACAAGCGTTCCTACAGTCAACCAATTTACTTTTAATCTTGGAGTCAAAGATGATGCCAATCACTCCTTAACAGTCAGTAAACCACTAGCACTTGGTAAAGGATTCATCCACCAACCTGCGGCTCCATTCGGTGAATTTCATCAGCGTAGACTATGGTTACCCTATCAATACTCATCTGCATCACCACCTGTCGATAGAGGTATTCGTGATGAGATTGTGGTATCAGACATTTTAGACTCAGACACATTTGATGAGATAGGAAATCAGTTTCGCATATCATCAGGTAAAAGCGATTTTGTAGTAGGAATTAAAGGTTTCACGCAGGATTCGGTGGTGGTATTCAATCGTAAGTCTATTCATCTGATTACAGGTGCGAGTGGATCTTTGGCAGATGTTAAAACAACTATGGTCACAGACGAGGTCGGAGCATCTGCGAGAAAGTCTATTGTTCAGGTGGCTAATCAGATTTTATTTCTATCTGACCAAGGGATATATTCGGTGAACTTTATTGATGAATATAACCTGCGTGGTACAGGTACACCGATCTCAGAAACGATTCAGCCTTACATAGACCGCATAAATCAGGACTTTGCTCACCTGTCATGCGGAGTTTATTTTAATAACCGCTATTGGCTAGCACTACCATTGGACTCTAGCGTAGGAGCAGGTGATGGTAACAAACTAAATACGATCATCGTTTATAATTTTATCAACCAAGGCTTTGAGAGCATCGACACAGTAAACTCTACAGACTTTGCGATAAGGGAATTACTAGTAGCTCGCGAGGGATCGCAGAATGCACTTTACCTGACAACAGAAGAGGGTGGGGTACATAAGGTAGATTCCCTGGATGGAGATGATAAGGTCTTACGGAAAGCAGGACAATCACCTGAAGTAGACCTCGGCATTCCTGTGGTCAGTCAGTTGATTACAAGACAATACGATGCCGACACAATGGATCGAAAAACATTCAGTCGTGCAGAATTGCAACTAAAATCAAGCGAATCCAACCCATCCGATGCTACTGTACAATTTATCACGGAAGATCCTGACTCTACTTCCGAGATTTCAAGCATATCTACCTTATTGGGTAGCGAGCTTGAAACTGCGGAAGATGCCTCGGTTCGCTTACGAGTTAATAGAAGAGGGTTTGGCATACAGGCAGATATTAAACCAACTGTCGGTAGACCTTATGTCAGGGCAACCAAGGTAGATGCTAGAATATCGGATCGCTCAACAACTTCAGTCTTTCAATAGGAGATAGAAAAAATGCCAATATTAAATACAGGACAAATCTTTACATCAGGTGATCAAGTCACCTCTCAAAAGTTAATGGATATCGCAGACCTCGCGACATTTAGAAAAACAGATGGGACTGCGGCAGATGGATCGACTATCAAGGTTGATGAATCACAAGGGTTTCTAAAAGTACCATCAGGAGGTATCACCTCCAACGAACTTGCCTCCGACTCGGTCACTTCTGCTAAGATACAGGATGGAGCAGTAACATCTGCAAAATTAAACTCCGATGCAATATCTGCACTGATGCCCACAGGTACAGTTTTACCTTACGCAGGCATTAACGCACCAACAGGGTATTTATTCTGTGATGGTGACGCAATATCGAGAAGCACTTACTCAAGTTTATTTGGAATAATTGAAACAACCTACGGCGTAGGAGACGGTTCAACCACATTCAACATCCCTGACCTTCGAGGCCGAGTTATTGCAGGTCAGGATGATATGGGAGGAGCTTCAGCAGACCGATTAACAGGTCTATCAGGTGGGGTCAATGGTGATAATTTAGGAGCTACAGGTGGTTCAGAAGACCATCAGTTAGTGCAAGCAGAAATCCCCGGTCACACACACTACGCAGTAAAGAAAAATGCAACTTCAACAGATAATTATATAGAAGTTGGAGATGAGGTATTAGCCGCATCAGGCCCCGCAAGTAATATTAATGAGAGGTACGCCCTCACAGAGACTACGGAAGGTGATCCTAATACAGCTATAACATCTAGTACAGGAGGCGATCAAGCCCACAACAATGTTCAGCCAACCATCATTTTAAATTACATCATCAAAACTTAATCGCCATGCATAAAGATAAAAACAAAGATCCATTGGCACAGGCCGCTCGGCTTTTAAACGAGAATGCTCCCGAGGGTGAGTCACTCGCCTACATCAATTCAGCAGAAGCAAAGATGCTTAAAGATGCCGGTGGAGCAGGTGAGCCGGTAAACAGTTCGGGCGTTCCATCCTATTTCTTACAAAAGCTTTTTGGGGGAGGTAAGAAACCACCTCCCATGCCTGAGTTTAATGTCGGTAAATCGGCTCGCGATTATGTATCTGCAATGGCAGACCCCGCTTTACAGGGCAAGCTCTTACAGACTCGTCAGACATACGATCCTCAGTATCAGGACTTGCAGTTAAGGCTCGCCCAGCGAGCCGCTGATCCGATGGCACAGCTTGCCGAAAATCAGGCGATGCGAGCACAGGAGTTTGGCAGTCAAATGGCCGAGCGTCAGGCGGGTTCAGACATATCGATGATTAATCGATTTGGTGCTGACATGACACAGGCTTATCGTTCATCCGATCCGCTTATGCAGGCTCGCGTGGAGCAGGCTAATCAGTTGGCTGACCAGGCATTTCGTGAGTCACAAATTCAAGACTTATCTCCTGAGATGAGAAGACGGGCGACTCAATCCGCTAGGGAGTCATTGGTGGCTCGCGGACGCGATATGGACAATGCGGCAATCGCGGCCGAGGCGATGAGCAGGGAAGACTATTTAAGGGACATCATTCGCGATAATCGTCAGCAGGCACAGGGACTTGGATCTTATGCCAGTGGACTTAACCGGGCAACCTCAGTCGATCCAATGGCTATGCTCAGAGGCGGAAGTAATTACACTCAGCAGGGCTATGGCGAACGGGCGGCTTTATTTGGAATACCACAGGAGCAGTCAACCAGGATCAATCCTGATGCCGGAGTAAATATCGGATTACAGGACACAGCAAATCGTGCAAACTACCTCGCAAACACCTATGCGGCTAGAGAACAGGCGGCAGGCGGAATGGCAAGTGGATTGATGGGAGCCGCAGGTTCAATAATAGGTGGGTTCTTAGCGGGAAGGAAATAACTATGGCAATCGGCGATACAGTACAGGCAGGACTGGGGAGGATGGACTTCTCAGCATTTCAAAGAGCAGGCGAAGCACAGGCAAGGGCTAACCAGGCATTCGGTAATGCGATTGGAGGAGTAGTCGAGAAATACTATCAGAAGAAAAAAGAGAAGCAGGAGAGAGAGCAAAGGGAGCGGGCTTATCGTGAGGCAGGTCTTAATGCTGAAGAGGCAAAGGCGGCAAGTGGTGACAAAGAGCTTGGCGGTCTTCTTATCAATAAGATGGTCGCTGATCGTAATTATCAATTGCGTAAGGAGGAATTTGTTCGTCAGCAAGCTATGCTGGATGAAGATAAGCAAGCGACCGATAGATTCATAACAAAAGTCTATTCTCAAGCTCCTACTGGTAAATTAAACGAGGCTGGGCAGGATGAATTAGAAAGAGGTTCACTATTCTTACCACCTGGTCCTGAAGCACAGGAAAAATTTAGAGACGAATTACTTCAAGATCCTAATCTTCAACAGACTGAGCCTGTTATGGGAATGTCCGGCAATCGGTTTATTCAACAGTTTGCGGGTGAATCTCCTGCTGTTAAAAACTTGGCATTGAATTTCATGCAATCTAGGCAGAAGGATGCTCCAACTATATCTAGGGTCGTAAACATGGAAGACGGACAAGGAGGTTTTGTGCAAGTCGGAGTCGATAGTGCTGGTAATCCCATAAGAAGCTTTGGTCCGCCTAAACCTTCGGGGATGTATCGCACACCTGAAGAGGCACGGAAAGAAGAAATCTTAGTTGGTAGGACTAAGGATGCGATGGAATCTGTTAAATCTTATGTCGAAGGGTCAAATCTTGCAATTAAACAAGCAGAACAAGCAAACCTTGCTTTAAGAAACCTTCCTGACACGACTGGAGGAATAACTTCGTTCGTTAATGATATGAAAGTGTTAGCAGAATCCGTAGGGATTGATTTACCTGAAGAGTACACAAAAGACATGAAAGACATAGGTGTATTTAGGCAACTCACAGGTCAGTTCCTGTTTAATGCGATGTCTAACACTAAGGGGTCAATTACTGAGAGAGAAATGGGTTTATTTAGACAGATATCACCTGATATTGATAATTCTAAGGCCGCCAATGAGGCTATGCTTGAACTATATGTAAAAGCAGGAGAAAGGGCTAAAGGAAGAAGAAAGCTTGTCAGAGAGCTACAGGAAAAAGATGTAGACCCTAGAGAAATCGAAAGAGCCATTGAAAAGTTTGACGAAGAAAATTCCTTAATAGACGATATTCAGGCACTAGCACCTCAGTCAACACAGCAATCTTTCAGAACACAACAAGGAGAAGTAAAAGGTGAAGTTGTAGGTGTAAAGCCCGATGGCTCAAAACTTATTAAAGTTAACGGAAAGATATTCGTACAACCCGCTCAATAATGGACGAGCAAACTCTTAGCCTTATCCCTGCAACTGAGGAGGATTTGCAGTATTTAAATCCCGAACCTCAATCTCCTGAATTAGTGCCAGCAACCGAGCAGGATCTTCAGTATATTACTCCCGAAATTCGAGAGCCTACGATGCAAGAAATGACATCGGACTTTGAGACATTTAAGATGTTTAGAAAAGCCGGTGCATTTGATTCGGGCAAAACAGCAACGGAAATGGTTACCGAAGGTCTTTCGGGAATGGCATCAGACTTAGGTCATTGGGCAAAGACTTTGCCTATTCGATTGGCACAAAACTTTGCAGACGATAAGTATTCCTTTAATCGTAAGGCAAAGGCTCAAGCTAAAGCGACAACGCTTCAAATTCTTGGGAATTTAGAACTTGATTACAAATCAATCGGGGCAGGCGTATCGCGAGGAATTGATAAAGTCTTCGGCGATGCAGAGACGGAAGAGGATCTCCGTTCATCGTATGAATTTTTTAAGACTCAAGCAGACCTGGAGAAACAACGCCAGGGCAAGGCCGCTGAAATGGTGACTGAAGGGTTTCTTGGTATGTCTCCTGAGTTTTTAACTCTAGGTATGCCCGAAGAGCAAAGGGAGTTAATTCGTAGTCAACAAGTAATGCCCGACATGAAAGCGGCAAGGGGAGGTACACTTCCAGCTGATCCTTTAAACTTTTTACCTCTCGGGGCGGCTGTTA